AATCTACGTCCTATTGGATATGAAGCCTTAGAAATTCTAGGTAAGATGACTACTTATCGATTTGACTGGAACGAAAAAGCAACGGTACTATACGATTATCTAACTCCAGGTAAAGAAGAAATTGGTCTTATTGCACAAGATGTTCAGGCGGCACTACCTGATGCCGTTGGTGTAAACAGGGCAAGTAACGACCCAGACCTTCCAGTTGACAGTCCAGATCAACCAGATTATCTGTCAATTAACTACAATAAGATTACGCCCATTTTAGTTCAGGCTGTTAACCAGTTGAGGCTACATATAAGTGAAATGAAAGAAGAGATGGATGCTATGAAAGCAGAAATCACAGACTTGAAAGGACAATTAAATGGCAAAGACAACAAGTGAACTGATAGCAGAAGCAGAAGTAATTAAGACTAATTTAAATTCTGCGTTAACTGCTTCTTATCTAACACCAGGTACTTTTATAACTGGCAGACTAGTGATGTGTCACGAGGACAAATATCATCATGCTAATCAGCATCCTGTTCCAAGTATGGATTACTTGGAACTTACAGGTGTTTCTCCAGAAGTTATTAGTATTGTAGCAGAACTAAACGCAAAAGTAGCAGAAATTCATGAAGAACACATTGACACTACTGGCAATTTAATCTATGCTCACCAAGACGAAGATGAAACAAGAAAAAATCCTTCCCTTAGAAGTATGGAAGTTATTGGAGTAAATTTAACTTTTACTGATCATATTGAACATGTGGCATTTTGTGCGTCTACTAAACTTCCTCTTGATCCTGCAGAAAATCCTCTACACAAAGCAGAAGTTGCAGCAGGTATGGCAAGATACGATCAAATGTTGAGTACAAAAGCGACTTCTATCCCGGCCGCGCATTATCGCCCAGGAAAGACCCCGCCAGAATAATACACACGTAAATAAACGTACATTATTATTGGAGATCCAACATGCAAGTTATTCAAAAAGTTACCCTTACTGTCGACGTTAACGAACTAAACACACTATTAGCCGGTTTAGGCAAGTTACCATACGAGCAGGTATTTCAGGTATTTGACAAAGTGGCAAAACAAGCCCAAGAGCAACTACAGCCAGCACAAGGCGGCGGTGCAATGGCACCTGGCGCAGAACAATAAATAGTTGTTTAGCGGAGACCTTTTATGGCAACAACATATGAATGGAGTGTAGCTCAAGTAGAGTTAATTCCCGTCGGCGATCTTAGAAAAGTAGTACACAAGTGCTTCTGGAAATGCGCGGCAACTGGAACTAGTGGAAAAACTGTAGAACAATACGGTGTAATCGAATTAGATGTAAGCAATTTAAACCCTGAGACTTTTGTTAGTTTTGACGACTTAACAGAAGAACAAATTGTTACTTGGATCAAATCTAAAGTAGCAGTTCAGTCAATTGAGTCAAGTTTACACCCTGATGTCGAAACACATAGTTATGTTCAAGCAAATATTCCCGGAACAGTAGCAGTAAACGTTGACCCAGACGATAAAACTCCTGAGTAATGAAATCAGAGTGGTGCTATTTTAAAGAGTATTTTAGTGCTGAACAATGTCAACAGATTATTGATGACGCACTAAAATTACCCTCTGAAGATCCTGTTATAGGAAAAGACGGTGAGTTTAAAGTAGACGACACAACTCGTAGAAGTAAATTACGTTGGATTAGGCGTAGAGAGCCCTGGCTAGACTTATTTTCTAAAGTCGATTCTCTTATTGCTCGAGCAAATAACGAGCATTTTTTTGTATCTTACAACTACTGTAATGCGTTCCAGTTTACCGAGTATGACGAATCATACTTGGGAGAATACACTCTACACAAAGATACATTTTTAACGTTTCCTGGCCCTCATCGAAAGCTCAGTATTAGTGTACAATTAAGTGCTCCTAATGAATACGAGGGCGGGGATTTTGAATTTATGGACGTTGGCTTACCCCCAAAATCTATAAATATACGAACACAGGGCACCGCTATAATATTTCCTAGTATTACATACCATAAAGTTACACCAGTAACAAAGGGTAAAAGATACAGTTTAGTAGGGTGGTACGAAGGACCTGAATGGAGATAAATATTATTATGAATACATATACCTGGGATTTTTTAAAATTTAACGCACACTCTACTCTTAACGGGCGTGAAAAAGTAGTCTTCAATGTTGAGTTTATTTTAAACGCAACAGACGGAGAGGAACACGCCGCCCAAGTTTTTGGAACTGTAGGACTAGATGAGCCAACTGATGAGTTTGTTACTTTTGAACAACTAACAGCAGACCAAGTTACTATTATGGTAGAGTCTGCGCTAGGCGAAACTTTAAATGATTATAAGCGTATGCTTGATGCTCAGATTCAAAGACAAAAAGAACCTGTAGTTTTAGAACTAAGGAAGCCTTGGGAAGAGTCAGCTAGCCCTACCTAATATTTCTAAGATAAGTTCAATCTTAGTTCGATTAATTTTACTGGTCAAACTACGTTTTACACCCTGGTGTAAAGGTTTTGGCCAGTTCTCATGATTGCACCAGGCATACCCTACGTGTTCTTCGTTAAGGGTAGGAATAAATTCTTTATCAACTAGCAATACATAAGTGTTAAATTGAAAATTATGGTCTTCACTAGTGTATAGTTCTAATGGAATTACTTTTTTAATTGGCGGAGTCTTACCAACTTCTTCTTGAATTTCTCTTTCAAGTGCTTGATAAGCAGTGGCGTCATTGGGCTCTTGTTTTCCGCCTACAAGTCCCCACGTACCCGCAGTTCTTCCCTGATTTCTCAGTAAGAATAAAAATCTATTTGTTTCTTTGCTTAGAAATAAACCGCCACTACATATTATTTTCATAGTACCAAACGCCAGTTGCCCGGATCATACACGCCTTCAAAGCTCTTACTCCAAGCTTCTCCGTCCCACTTGTATTGTATCCCTGTATATGAATTAGTTATATACACAGCATCTGTGCGTTCGGCAGAATTGAAAATAACATTCCAGTGGGTGCCGTCCCACTGAATAATGTCGTTGGCATAGGCAAAGAAGTTTGTATTGTCACTATTCTTCCAAGCATCTGGGCCGTCTTGATTGTCAATGTTGCCTAAGTCTTCTAATATTAGATAACGAGTGTCCGTGTCGGGTGTGCCAGGATTATATGTTTGAGGATTTATAACTGCGTTAACTGTTCCTCGACTATACGTAGATGTTAAGTCTGCTATGGGAGTATTAAGTAACGTGTCACCTTCATAGTTAATTAACATTTCTCTGTCGTCATTTTGATTTAATGTTAAGTATCCAACAACTTCGTTTCCATCCGGCTTTGTAAATCTAATTTGACTTAGTCCCGATCTAAATTTTCCTGGATATAGATCTAATAAAGTAAACCAGTTAATATCTACACCTGTCTTAACAGGAACTTGAACATATTCATTTCCAACTAGTGTGTCAGATTCCTTCATAAGTTTTGCTGTATTACCTAATACAAGTATGCTGAGATTCCCTGGAGTTACGTTAACTGTTGCTACTTTATTTCCAAATGATAGATTATCACTGAACACAGTACCCTCTGGTTCTGTAAAGATGTTTGTAATAATTTTAGTAATGATACCCATCTTTTTAACTTTAGCCGGTGGCGTAATCCAAATAGGAGTTGAAAAAGTTAAGTTGGCAATGTCAATATCATTTTCAGTTCCTTGCGGTATACTTCTACTTGACCACACGGTGGCAGTTAATTCTACGTAACTTAAACTAGTCCAATCAACAAAGTTATTTGTTGTTTGAATCTCCATTGCCGGATTAAACAACACAGCAATTTGTTCCCACAACTGTAGTTTCTGATCAGTGTTTGTTGTCCATATATCTGCGGCAAAAGTTAGTGTGTACGGAGTAGGCATAATACGCTCTACAGTATAATTTTCGCCCTGCTCATTTATGTACTCGTTACCTTGTTCGTCAAAAGCACGTTCTCTAATTTGCATTTTATCAATGTGATAGGGATTTTGTATACGTGATCTATCGTAGTCAACACCCTTAATATAGCAGGCAATAAAAGGAGCAGAGTTTACAATGTTTTCACTGTTCTTTTTCAAGACGTTGGCAACTTGCCTAGTCATATCTCCATACCGCACTGGTACTTGAACTAAGTTTCCTTTGGCATCTTTGTAGCCAAATCCGCTCATAAGTCTCATAAATTGGTTAAGATATCTCTTAACCTGACCATCATAAAAATGTTCCATTAATTATCTGCCTTGGGTTTTAGTGCTTTACTTAGTGCTTGACGTTCTTGTATAACCTTGCCGGCAATCGTAGCAGTATTATTGTTGTTAATAAATCCTGTTTTGAGAGTCTGACGATTCTTCATTCTTTTCTGCATTTCTCTATCAAACTTCTCAACAATTATTTTCACAAATTCCGATGGAAAAGGAATATCAACAAATACTGGTGTTTGATTTACAGAATT